TCACTTTCGTCAACGGCACGGCACCCAATGCCGACCCTGCCGCTTTCCCCTTGAACTATCCCACTCTGATTACCTCTGAACGGGCGGCGGCAGCGCTCGGCGCTGCGGGTACGCTCTTGGAAGACGTGTCTTCCGTTTTCGGGGAAGGCGGTTCGTGGTGCATCGTCAACCGCGTGCCCGACAGCGCCGACCCGGCGACACAGCAAGCCAATCTTCTCGGCGATGCCGTTGCCCGTACCGGCCTTTATGCGGCGCTACGTGCCAAGGCGATTACCGGCTATCAGCCGCGCGTTGTCATCACAGCGGGCAATACCGGCGCTTGGATCGAGGCTGGCGTTGTTTCCGTGTCGATATCCGAACAGGGGGCGAAGCTGACGGAAGCGCCCATTGTCGAGGCGTCGGAGGGCGGCAACGATCCCGGCAAGGTTTTGCCCAAGCTTGAGGCAATCATGGGCACGGGCATCGCCGATGCCGGCAAGGTGGTTGCGGTGCGGGTGGTCGAGCCGGGCAGGGAGCTTTCGGAGCCACCGAAGATCACCTTTACCGGCGGCGGCAACGAGGCGGGCAAGGTGATGCCGGCGGCGACGGCGAATGTTGGCGACGTTGCCAATCCGTTTATCTCCGCCTTGAACGTCATAACCCCGAAAATCCGGGCGAGGGCGTATATCACTGGTCCGAACACCACAAACGCGGAAGCCGTCCGCTTCCGGCGCACCGTCAACGGCGGTCGTATTCTCATCATCGACCCGAAGACGATCAAGAACGTCAACGGCGTTCCCGTGACGAAGCCAGTTGCTGCCGTGTTTGCCGGGGTGCGCGCTCGTGTCGTCGCTTCCTCGGAAGGGGTGTCCGGCTCGGTGTCGAACAAGATCATTCGCACGATCGATGGTGTTGCCCGTACGATCTCCTACCCGGATGACAGCAACTATCTGAACGAAAAGCAGGTCGCCACGATCATCAATGAGCGCGGCGGCTTCCGCACATGGGGCAGTCGCCTCGCCACCGACGATCCGCTTTGGCAGTTCGACAGCGTTCGCGCGACCGCCGACATGGTGAATGAGGCTCTGGAAGACCTCTATTTCCTCTATGTCGACCGCAAGTTCACAAAGGCGAACCTCAAGATGCTGATCGAGGACGGCAACGCCGCGCTTCGGGTCTTCAAGAACAACGACGATATCCTTGGCGGGCGTGTCTGGCTTGCAGATATCAACGAACCGACCACGCTTGCCGATGGCAAGCTCTTCCTCGACGTGGAGTTTGAGCCGGTCGGTCTCATGGAACAAATCCACGTCACCACTCACCGCAACATTCTATACTACCGGCTGCTGCTGGACGAGGTGAATGGGGCAATCGAAACCGGCCCGCTCTCGCTCGCCGCCTGATTAAGGAAACTCCGAAATGGCAGAAAAGACCCTTCCTAGCTTCATCCTGCGCGATTGCATGATGTGGGCCGACCGCGTGAGCAAGCTCGGCCAAATCGGTGACATCACCGTGCCTGTGCCGGAGGCCAAGCGCGAAGACGTGCGCAACGCCGGCATGATCAAAGCCCGCAAGGTGCAGCTCGGCTATGAGGCGCTGGAATTCAAGTTCAAGATGCCGGGCCTCGACCCGCAGATTTTGAAGCTGCACGGCGTCAAGCCGGGCGTCGATACGCCGTTCATGGTGACGGGCGCACTGGTCGATGAAGATGGCACCACGCATAGCGCCGTGCTGACCATTCGAGGCAAGATGTACAAGCCCGATCACGGCACATGGAAGGCCGGCGACCTCGCCGAAAACGACCACGCTGTCGATGTGAATTACTACAAGCTCGAAATCGACGGCGAGGAAATCTACGAGATGGACGACTTTGATTTCAAGGTCGGCGGCGTCTCGCAATACGGCGATATCCGCAACGCCCTGCTGCTGTAGGGCCGGACCTCTTCCCCCCACAATCCACCTTCAACCGGCCCGCTTTGAGCGGGCCATTTTCTATGAGGATTCATCATGACCGAAGTTGTCAAACTCACTCTCTCCAAGCCCGTCACCCACAACGAGGCGTCCTATTCCGATCTCACTTTCCGAGAGGCGACTGTCGGCGACTTCATGGCGGGCGATCAGTTCAAGGGCGAGATTTCGCAGAACGTCGCCGTACTTTCTGCCATCTCCGACGTGCCTATACCGGCCTTCAAGAAAATCTGCGCCGCCGACTATCGACGCATTCTCGACGCAACCAAGGATTTGTTGGGAAACGCATAAATCAGCACGATTGGCGCTTGGTCGCCCTGTTCGTCGCCCGTTTCGCGCACACACCGCTCGATGTCATCGAGCGGTGGTCACCTGAAAAACTGCTCGCCTATTTCGAGAAGGCTCGTGCCTTGCGCGATACGATGGAGGGAACATCATGACTACACTTCAAAGCACCCTGCGCGTCTCGCTGCTGGACGATGTGACGGCTCGCGCCAAGCATATCACCAACGCCCTGAACGGTCTTCGGGCGCAGCAGCGGGCGACCTTCGCACCCATCCGTAGCATGGTCGGACAGGCCGTCGCATTTGGTGCTGGCTATCTTGGTGTGAGGGAGGGCTTGCGGGCAACGGCAGGCGAGGCGATCAAGTTCGAGTCCGCCTTTGCCGATGTCAAAAAGGTGGTCGATGCGTCCAGCGAGCAGTTCGAGAACATGCGCCGCAATATCAGGCGCATGTCCGGTGAAATCCCGATGTCCGCCAACAACATTGCAGCTCTCTATGCCGCTGCCGGCGAATCCGGCATCGCAACACAGGATTTGCAAGGCTTTGCCGAGATGGCGTCCCGTGTCGGCATCGCTTTCGATATCACGGCGGAAAAGGCCGGTTCTAGCCTGGCTAAACTGAAAACACAGTTCGGTTTGACCGTAGCCGAAACCGGCGACCTCGCAGATGTCATGAATCACCTATCGAACAACATGGCAAGCAAGGCGTCTGAAATTACGGATTTCATGCTGCGCGTCGGTGCGCTCGGCAAAATCGCCGGCTTCACCAAAGAGCAGGTTGCCGGCATCGGCAGCGCCATGATTGCAGCCGGCGCGGAACCGGAAGTTGCCGCGACCGCGATGCAGAACGTGACGAAGGCGTTGACGCGCGGTGCATCGGCGAAGAAAAGTCAGCGCGCCGCCGCTGAGAGGCTTGGGCTTGACCTGCCGCAGATTGCCAAGCAGATGCAGAAGGACGCGCCCGGCGCCCTGAAAAAGGTTCTCGCCGCCATCGCCAAGGCTCCGAAGGATCAACAGATTTCCATCGTCTCGGATTTCTTCGGCGACGAGGCGAAGGCGTTCATTCCGCTGCTTGGCAATGTCAAGCTGCTGGACGATGCGCTTGCGAGTGTCAGCGACCGGACGAAGTATGCCGGCTCTGCCATGAACGAGTATAAGCAGCGCGCCAGCACCACGGGCAACACGCTCGAGCTTTTGGGCAACAAAGTCTCAAACATCTTTTCGGAGGTTGGCGACAGTATGTTGCCCACGATCCGCGAAGGCGCGCAGTCGATCAGCGATGTTTTGGATACGCTCGGAAGTCGGGCGACGATCTTCGATCAGATCAAGGCCGGGGCGAAGGGCTTTGCGCAAGGCTTTGGCTACGACGGCGGTATTCGCGAGATGGTCAATGACATGAGCGACCTGATGCTTGGGCCGGTAGACCCGAACGCGGGCGAGAACCTTGGCCGGTTTTTCATGAAGGCGAAAGAGTGGGGTGGTTCGGTTCGTGAGTTGACGGATGCAATCCGCGAAAACCCAATCGCAAAGTTCTTTGAGGAGATGTCTGGCTACGGCTTTAAACTTGTAATGTGGGGGGCTGGCATCGCCTTTCTCGCTGGAACTGTCCGCAAGCTAGCGAGCGCGATGTTTTTGCTGTCCGGCGCTAGCACGTTATTTTCAATGTTGAAGGGCGTTGGAACGCTCGCCTCCTTAGTTCTGCCCGGAAAGAAAGCCCCGGCATTGCCTGAGGCGGGCAAGGGGGGAGTTCCGGGCAACGGCGGTACGCCTCGAATTCCCGGCGGGAAGCCCGGAACATCAGGTCCGTGGGGAACCGTGCCGCACCCGAACAGCTTGCCGGAAGGCGCGCGGGTCACGCCTACGGGTGTCCAAGGGCTAGGGACGCGATACACTCCGCCGCCGTCATTATTGACGCGGCTCATGCAGGGCGGGAAGTTTGGGGGTAGCGCTCTGTTAAAAGGAGGTATTCCCGCTTTGCTTGGTTACGCGGGCGAGTACGGCATTCGCAAGGGCTTTCAA